CTGTTGCAGCGATTCATGGTTATCTTTGCCAGAGACAGCACTGACGGGTTAGACATACCGCACAATAGGGAAGCTTATGAGCGTTATGAAACAATAGTGCGCCATATTTGGGAAACAGCGCCTAGCTATCAGACAATAACGCTATCTCCGGAAGCGCAGGCAATACGGGAGCGCATCGTCTCCGAATCCAGGCGAATCATGCAGCACAAGTTTATATCGGAAGGATATAACTCGGCCCTAGGCAAATACGCCGGACTGTCAGCGCGTCTAATGCTTACTTATCATGCTATCGAGTGTGCCGGTCGTAATGTGCATCCTGAATCTGTACAGGTTTCAAAGGATACCGCAGAACGAGTCTATCTATTGATGATGCGATACCTGATTCAGCACGCGGCGGCGTTTTACATGAATGCCGGGGAGCAAAACAATCTCGGCAAGCGGACAAAAATTGTTGCGCTTGCCGTACTGGCGCATAGTGGATCATCAATATCAAGGCGCGACCTCGCCAGGACAACCGTTAGCTGGAGACATTGGAAGGATTATGAAAGGGACTCGGCCATGAACCAGCTTGTTGAATCCGGATGGCTTTTGCCTATGGATAAGCGTAGCAGTGACAGGGTGCCAACTAATTATCTAGTCAATCCTGCGATATATACACTGTTCGATGCCAAACAAAAGAAGGAAATAGAACGGCGGGCGGAATGGCGAGAATTTTATGATTCTATCGGGCACGGCGATGACGACTAAAAAGCGCCGCCTAACAAAGGCAGGTAAATACGTTACAGACAGTTATGAATCGAAGCCGAAGCTGCGCACCAAGCAGCGTGAATGCCTATGCTGCGGCAAGACGTTCAACTCTGCCGGGCCTATGAACCGACTCTGCTACAAGTGCGGCAATCAATCCACCGGGCCGTTTGATATTTGACAGGCAAAAAAATACCCGGTACTGGATTACTCACAGTCCGGGTATAACCTCCGAGGGAGGCGCGGCTTGGATGCCGCGAGGGGGATTACGTAGTTTCCACCAGAACACGCTTAAACGCAAGCCCGTGCCGTTTCATAGCCGCCGCCAATGCCTGACGACTTACCCCGGCTTCCATAGCCGCATGGGTCGGTTTATAGCCTGCGCGGACTAGCTGCAATGCGCGATCCATTGCTGCGGATTGTTTGCCTGACATTATGCGTTCCTTACTGCGAATTTACGCGCTGTCTCGAATATCTGAGACAGCGTTGCGCGAGGCATTTTTGCCGAGATGGATCGGCCACGTTTTACCAAATACGTGCGATCCGGCAGCTTTACACAGTTTAGGCTGAACGATTTGCTGTCTGCTTTTACAGCTATCGTAATATCGCTTTTTAGTGCCGGCATGTTGTTGACCCTTATGGTTAATTTAGGATTTGAGTTGCATGGCGAGAGGTCTACTTCTAGTTCGGCGTCATCCTCTCGATGTCACCCGTTCCCAAATCTTGTCGAGCGTTTCGGTTTGCTTGGCGCTCAATGGCTGTTCCTTCTCCAGCCGGTGCCGGATCGAATCCACAAAACCCGCTTCCCATTCGGTCAGCCTGCTTTCGCGCTTCTCGCAGTCCTCCACCAGCGTCATGTACTCATCAACCCAGGTTGCCATCATTTCCTCCTGTCGTTGCCGCCGAACCCGGCAGTCCAGCGGACGCCGTGCCGGCGCCGCTGACTTTTGCGTTGGGGGTTACTGTTGCCGTCCCAGGATTCGTCATCCCTCGAAATGATGTCGGTTCCTCAACCTCCAGCGCCCCCGTTACGCCATATTCGGTTCTTGCATATTTCATGAATTCCTCATTGCTCGGTTTGTCCCCGTCCCACAAGATCAGCACTTGTCCGGTTCCGTAGTCCTTGCTGCTTTCGTAAATCGGCATACCTCACCCCCAACCCTACGGTGCAGCGGAGTCGCCGACGATAAGGCCGTCGTCGCCCCGCTGACCTTGTACGTTAGCCATCATGTCGCGCATGTACCTTGAATCGAACGATCCGTATGCCCAATATCCGATTCCGGTTCCGCATTTCGCACAGAAAACCTCGTACTCGCACACCGGACCTTGGCCGTACAGCACATCAACCATGCTGCGAACTTCTTCGCGCTGTTCAGTGCATCCGCATTTCCAGCACTTAACCGGCTTTCCGTTTTCGGCGTAGCAGTCGCGCCAGCCTAGGATCGTTTCGTTCGTGTTCATTTATTTCCCCTTAATTAACATTAACCGGCGATTCCCCGGCAAACCACGCCCATAAATCAGGCGCAGCGTATGCACACATAACCAAAAACACAGCGTAGGCAAGCCAGAACTTGCCGGCATAGGTTAGGTGGATCATAGCCCGGCCCTCGTTGCTGCCCGCAGCACGCGGGCAAGGATCAGCAATTCAGTCGGCACGCCATTGCGTCGCGCATACTGTCGTGCTGCGTGTGCGCCCCAAATGTGCCAGCATTCGGCGGCTCTGATCGCGTGGATTGCGGACGGCTCGGTTACGAAATGGGTGTGCATGGTTATACCCCTAAGTTATCGGCACGATTGCCACAATGCGCCCCCGTCAAGAGGCGCATTAAGGCTAGGCGCTTGCGGTAATGATTGCGTCAATCTTATCTGTTGCGCCGCGCGGCCCTGCCATCTGAGACACACATACACCATCCTTCACGATGTCGAAACAATGCGCGCCTGAAGAAAAAGGGTATACAGAGTTGATTCGATGGTAAATCAGATATCCGCGATAGCTCTTTGGCTCTGCGCTCGTCTTGTAAAATCTCGGGCCGGAATTGCCGTTTGATTTGTACCAAGGATTGAGATATCTGGTATCCATGACCTATTCCCCTTTCGCTTTGGCGAGTGCTGCGCGGGCATTGATGACCTCTTCGCGCTGGTCCGGTCCGTCCCTGCCGCCAGTGGTCCCGGTCTCATCCCTGTAGCAGTTGAGCAGGTCTCGCAACGCCGCCACAAGCTCGGCATTGACCTGGCGCAACCTGTCGCATTCCTGCCGGTAAAAGTCGGACCCGATTTCAAGATTCCGTTCAACGGCTATTCCCATGATGTATCCCCTATCGTTATAAACCAGCTTTATTAGCCAAGCTGGAAGGCTTATAAGTCCGCTATGGTTAGGATGGCATTTATATGGTGTAGTCAATTTCCTCCCCGCGCGAAACGTAGGCGATGTGCTCGCCGTCGCTGTTGCGGGTGATGGCAAACACTGTGTCGGTGTTAGGGAAGCCCTTCGCGTAGCGCATCGCAGCAGACGACGTAAGGAATCGCTTTCCCACATCACGGTCAAGGGTGATGTTCGTTACAGTGCATGTGCGGTCAGTCATTTCCATATCAATTCCCCTATCTATCTGCGCCTGAATCGGCAGACGTTACCGTGTTGCATGACCTAACAATAGCAACGTCACAGCACAAATGCAACTAAGTTGTTTCTATGACTACATAAGCTAAATATATATTGGCAAGAATGTCACTAAGTGACAAACGGTGACAAGTGCAACAATATTGGATGATTCGATAGTATCCTTGCTTTCGGATGTCAAAAATGTCACTCAACGCGCGCGTAGATATATATTTGTTCTTAGTATTTATTTAAATATATATTTAATAAACCCCATTTTTCTTGTAATATCTTAGAGTCAGAAGTATACCGACATTTGTGACAAACTCAGGAGGTGGAGAATGGATGAGCTTAAGTTTTTCAGGAACGGGGAATACGTCAGCACTATTCCTAGTGATCGGCTCGACCTGGCGTTAAAGATTGTCCATGCGGCCAGGAAGGAAGGGCACATGGTGCGCGTAAGTCATTGATATGTAATGAGTGTGAGTACTTACGACGCGCAGTATCGGTGTTATGTCTAATTAGGAAACGCTTATTTAGGCCGCGAAGGGTAGGGGGGGGCTGAGGGAATGGGCTAGAATGTCTATGGCACCGCACACGAACCATTTTTTTTTTGCTATCCTAATTCATGAGGTATATATGAAGATATCTGATCGTATAGACAAGACTAATGACATGGTAGGCGACTGGTGTAGTGAGACGCCGCCGTGTCCGAAGGCTGTGAAGATAAGTTTGGACGATCACTGCCAGTTTCATTGCACGTTTTGCGCTAGTGGGATGAATGAGGTGAAGGCGCGGATGAGCATGGATCGGTTTCGGGTATTGGTGGATGAGTTGGTGGCGAATGGGTGTGATGAGATTGGGTTGTTTTTTATTGGGGAGCCGCTGTTGGTGAAGGGTTTGGCTGAGGCGGTCAGGTATTGCAAGGGGGTTGGTGTTGGGTATGTATTTTTGACTACTAATGGGGCTTTGGCGACGAAGGAGAAGGTTAGGGGGTTGATGGAAGCGGGTTTGGACAGTATCAAGTTTTCGTTTAACTATGCGGATGGGGCGCAGATAAAGGCTGTTGCGGGAGTGCCGGAGAAGGTGTTTGACGTGTTGGTGGAGAACATCAGGGGGACGGTTGAGGTAAGGGATGCGGGAGGGTATAAGTGCGGGGTGTATGCGAGCAGTATCATGTTTGATGGGGAGCAGGGGGAGAGGATGCGGGAGGCGGTGGGTTTGATAGATGGGTATGTGGATGAGCATTACTGGTTGCCGCAGTACACGTTTGGTGCGCAGGCGGATGGGGCTGGGGGATATAAGGTTAGGGGGAATCCTGGCCGGTTGGGTAATTTGCGGGAGCCGATGCCGTGCTGGACTATTTTTAAGGAGGGGCATGTTACGGCGGATGGGGCGGTGGCGTTGTGTTGTTTTGATGTTCAGGACAAGTGGCTGGCGGGGAAGTTGAATGAGGATGGGAGTGGGTTTATGGAGGCGTGGCACAGCGAGGCTGCGCGGGCGTTGAGGCGAGCGCACTTGGCGAAGGATGTACATGGGACAGCGTGCGAGGCGTGCATTTACGGGACGGGTGGAGAGGGATGGAAGCCGATAGCGTTTCGCGGGTAGTTGTGGATTCGTGGGTGGATGTCAGGAGTGGGAGTAGGCTGGAATTTTTTTTACGGTGTCTGGATTGTGGCGAGATACTGAGCGAGGTATATGGTGATGAGCGAGAATGCGCTGGTATTGCCGGGGGAATCACGCATGAGTGCAAGGGCAAGGTCTTGGGCGCGTCTTAATGCGGAGGTCAAGGCGGGGAATTTTGAGGACAAGTTTTTGTCGCTGGTGGCTGATGGCGAGTCGCCTGCGGAGTTGTCTTGGCGGGTGTTTGGGATATCGTGGCGGGTGATGCGGCAGTGGATTGAGGGGTCGAACGAGTTGATGCAGGAGTTTGAGGCGGCGAAGCGTGCGGGTGCGGACAAATTGATGTATGAGGCGCTGAGTGAGGTAAGGGGTGCTGATGTTGAAACGGTTGGGTTGGCGAAGTTGAGGGCGGACAGGTTTGACAGGATGGCGGGGAAATTGGATAGAAGGCAGTGGGGTGACAAGGTTGAGGTAAGTATCGAGCAGCGGATAAGTATTGTGGATGTGTTGAAGGAAGCCAGGGGCAGGGTGATAGAGGTTGAGGATGATAAACCGGAGAAACCGGCATTACCACATTCAGGTGGGGTGACTATCTGATGGCACAGGAAATGCGGTATGGGGCTGCGGAAGAAGCGGAATTAATGAAGGCGATATGGGCGACGGACATATCGGACAATCCGTACAAGTTTGTGATGCTGGTTTTCCCTTGGGGAAAGGTGAATACGCCGCTGGCCAAGTTCAAGGGGCCGAGGCAGTGGCAGAAGAAGATTTTGTTGGAGTTGACGGAGCATATCAAGAAGAACAGGGGGCAGGAATCGGTTGGGGCATTGATGGAAGTGCTGCGGTTGGCGGTGTCTTCCGGGCGGGGGATTGGGAAGTCTGCGCTGGTATCGTGGCTGATCCTGTGGATGATATCGACGAGGATTGGCAGCACTATTATTGTGTCCGCGAACAGTGAGGCGCAGTTAAGATCTGTGACATGGGGTGAATTGACGAAGTGGCAGGCAATGATGGTGCATAGTCACTGGTTTGAGATATCCGCTACGAAGCTTGCTCCGGCGCAATGGCTGTGCGATCTGGTCGAGAAGGATTTGGCCAAGGGTACGAGGTATTGGCATGCTGAAGGGAAGTTGTGGAGCGAAGAGAACCCTGACAGTTACGCTGGTGTGCATAATCACGATGGGATGATGCTGATATTTGATGAGAGTTCAGGTATACCGCAGCCGATTTGGGACGTTGGTGCTGGATTCTTTACCGAGGATATTCTGGACAGGTATTGGTTGGCATTCAGCAACCCGCGCCGGAATGAAGGGGCGTTCTACGAGTGCTTTCATGGCAAGCGGAACTTCTGGAAGACTCAGAAAATAGACGCAAGGAATGTTGATGGTACGGATAAGGCGGTGTATGAACAGATCATTGCCGAGCATGGGCCGGATTCACGGCAGGCGCGGATCGAGGTTTATGGTGAATTCCCGCTTCAGGGGGATGACCAGTTTATATCTGCGGCGATGGTCGAGGAATGTATGGCGAGGAAGGCTTACAACGACCCGACTGCGCCGATTTGCATTGGTGTCGATGTGGCGCGGTTTGGAGCGGACAAATCTGCGATAGCGGTTAGAAAAGGGCGTGATTTGATGGTTTTACGTCGGTTTCAGGGATATGACACTATGCAGATCGTCGGGGAAGTCATCAAGGCGATCAATGAATTCAAGCCGATCATGACGACAATTGATGAAGGAGGTCTTGGCGCTGGCGTCATTGACAGGCTCTTGGAGCAGCAATACAGGGTCAGGGCGGTCAATTTCGGGTCGAAAGCCGACAACCCGATCATGTGGGGAAACAAGCGAGCGGAAATGTGGGGGGAAATGCGGGAATGGTTGAAAACAGCGCATCTGCCGAAGGATGACGAACTTAAGGCCGACATGACAGGGCCGACATACAAGACAAATTCAATGGGGGCTATCCTGCTTGAGCGGAAAGAGGATATGAGGCGTCGCGGAGCAGCATCGCCAGATTGTGCGGACGCTACTTGCATAAGTTTTGCTTATCCGATAGCATGGGGCGCGTCCAGTCGCAAGATTGTCTATCCGAGTTTGGGGGTTGTATGACAATGGTTACTATCCCTGCAATGGTCAAGGCCATTGAAGCCCTTCAAAAGCGCGTTTCCGTGCTTGAAAACATTCATGCAAAACGAAATGATGCGCCGGTAGAGTTATCGCCTGCCGTGATTCGTCGCGGTCGTCCGCCGAGAGCAAAGGAGAACAAATATGGCGAAACGACTATTTGAAATGTCCGAAGAGGATAATGACATCCTCGCAATCATCGAACACGAAGAACAGGTCGCGTATGGTGTTAATGATACGCAACTGTCAGATGAACGCGCTACTGCGCTGGATTACTACCTTGGCAAGCCATTCGGAAATGAGATAGAAGGCAGGTCGCAGGTAGTCAGTTTTGATGTTCAGGATACAGTAGAAGCAGCCCTTCCGCAGTTACTCAAGATTTTCACTTCAGGCGATCAGGTTGTCAGGTTCGACCCGAAAGGGCCGGAAGATACCGATGCCGCAGAGCAGGAAACAGATTACATCAACCATGTGGTTATGGAGCAAAACGATGGTTTTGCCATGTTCTACACTTGGTTCAAGGATGCTCTGATCTCGAAAAATGGGTATTTGAAAGTCTATTACGAAGAAGAAGAAGAAGTAACGACTGAATCGTATCAGGGCATTACCGATGGGCAATTGATGCAGTTGGTTAATGATGATCGTGTAACAGTAATCGAGCATCAAACATATCCTGATCCGATGGCGCAGCAAGCGCCGGTAGAAGCATCTATGGTTGGCGCACTCGTGCCTGAAGCGCCGATGTTGCATTTTGTGAAACTCGAAGTCATGGACAAGCGTGGTCGTATTTGCGTAGACAACATTGCGCCAGAGGATATGAAAGTATCCGTCGATGCTTGCGGGTTAGACCTACAAAAGGTGCGATTCGTACAGCATTGCAGAATGATGGCCGAGGCTGATATCAAGGAAATGGGACTGGATGTTCCTGAAGGCTTGATGACGGAACGCAGTGCATACGAGATTGAATCGAATGCACGCGATTTGTATTCAGAGGATTTCGATAGAACTTCATTCGACTCGAAAGAGATACTTGTAAGGGATACTTATCTGTTGCGCGATGGAAAGCGCAAACGCTATGTTGTAGCGGGGAACCACATTCTGCTGAAAGAGGATTGTGAAATTGTTCCGTTCGTAGCAGTTACTCCGATGATGATGCCGCATCGGCATATTGGTCGCAGCTATGCCGATCTGACGATGGATATCCAGATCATCAAATCCACGTTGATTCGCGGCCAGTTGGATAATATGTACTTGTCGAACAACGGGCGTTATGCGATCTCGGACAGAGTGAATCTCGAAGATATGCTTACCTCGCGCCCTGGTGGCGTTGTCCGCGTTCAGGGTGAGCCGTCCGCTTCAATCATGCCTTTGCAGCACGTTCCATTCCCGCCAGTCAGTTTCACGATGGTTGAGTACATGGATACGATGAAAGAGAAACGTACAGGCATTACATCGTATAACCAAGGTCTTGATAGCGAGTCGCTAAACAAGATGTTGGCATTGGATACGCCAATCCCATTGATTGATGGAAGTTACAAACTCAACGGTGAAATTATTGAAGGTGATGTAATTGTTGGTTCAAATGGAAAAGGAACCGTTGTAAAGACGGCACATCCTGTTCAGATGCCGGAACGTGCTTTCAAGATTACGTTCAAGTCTGGAGATGTTATCAAAGCGGGTGGCGAACATCGTTGGTCGGTAAAGGTTAGCAAGAGAAACTACAGGGATATTTCGCCTGAATGGGAGAAGTTACCTACGCACAGAATCTATGACCTTATTCAATCTGAACACCGAGTTTGGGTTCCAAGAGTAGATGAGGTTGATTTCACTGAAAAGGATTTGCCAATAGACCCGTATGTGTTTGGCGTATGGCTTGGTGATGGGCATTCGCATACAAACAGATTTACGTCGATGGATAAAGAGATCGTTGATGCAGTGTCAGTATGGGCATCAAAGTTCTATGACGGTAGAGTCGAAGAATGCAAGACGCAGAATAGTGGCAAGGCGAAAACCTATAGCATTGTCAATACACCTTTCAGAAAAATGCTTAAGGATTTGTGTTGTCTGCACGATTCAAGGTATGCAGACACATGTGAAAATGCCAAACACATTCCAGAAATCTATCTTAGAGGTAGTTTCAAACAGCGACTTGCGTTGCTGCGTGGGCTTATGGATACAGATGGTTGTATCGACAAGAATGGAAATTCAATATTCTGCAATTCTGAACCTGCACTTATTGATACATTCGCGCGACTTGTTGAGAGTCTTGGTGGCAAGCCAAATATAAATTGGCGTAAGAATGTAACAACCAATTTCGGAGGTTGCAGTCGGCCTCATGCGCACGTTACATTCAAGACGCCATATTGTCCCGTATCTTTGCCGCGTAAAGTAGAACGCTGGAGTATTAACGAGTCATATTGGAGTCGACAATCTATCGTTGAGATAGTTGAAATTCCAGTTGAGCCAATGCGTTGTTTGACTGTTGAGTCAGAAGATGAACTATATTGTTGTGGAAATAGATTCACGCTAACGTCAAACACGGCGACAGGGATCACGGCGATAATGACGGCAGCGGCGATGCGTCTTGAGCTTGTTGCGCGCTTGTTTGCAGAAACCGGAGTCAAGCAACTATTCCTGATGGTGCATCGGCTTGTTCGCAAGTATTACACCAAACCTGACATTATCCGTTTGCGCAACAAGTGGGTGGAAGTAGACCCTAGAGCATGGGCCAATCGCAAGGATATGACAGTTAATGTCGGTCTTGGTAATGGCAACCGCGATGCGCAGATGAACCACCTTGTCACTATCCTGACGGCACAGAAAGAAGCGATGGCCGCAGGTTTGAATGTAGTGAATGAATCAAATTTATACAACGCACTCGTAAAACTTACACAGCATGCAGGATTCAAACATCCTGAATTATTCTGGACTGATCCGAAGACTGCACCACCGAAACCGCCACAAACAGACCCGAAGGTTGAAGTGGAGAAGATGAAGCTTAAGGCGGAACAGCAAAAATTCTCCGCAGAAGCACAACTTAAGCAGATGGAACAGCAGTCGCAGCAAAATGCCGAAGCGCAAAAGATGCAGGCGCAAATGACGCTTGATCAGCAGGAATCGCAAGCCAAGATGGCGCAGGAACAGATGAAAGTCGAAGCTGAACTTGTTCTTGAGCGCGAAAAGATGCTGATGGAAGCAGAACTTGAACGATACAAGGCGCAACTGAAAGCCGAAACCGACATCAAGATTGCGCAGATGCAAGCAGAAATGCAAGCTCAGGAAATGCGGCATCAAATGCTTAATGATGAGCGCAACACGTTAATAGATCAGAGCCGTCATGAAGAAAAGATAGCGATGATGAACAGGCCGAAACGGATCGTAAGAGACGACAGCGGCAGAGCGCAGGGAATTGAATAACTGAAAGGAGAAATAAATGGCAATTCAATTATCAGTAGCAGTTCGTAACGCCCGCCTTGACTCGATTGAGACAACTGTAGGCGCAACAGCCGTTCTAAAGATTCGCTCGGGCGCTGCGCCGGCAGATTGTGCAACGGCGGATTCCGGTACTGTCTTGGCAACTCTCACCCTGCCAAGCGATTGGATGGCCGCTGCTTCAGCGGGTGTCAAGGGCAAATCCGGCACATGGTCTGATGCGTCGGCAGATGCAACAGGTACGGCGGCGCATTTCCGTGTGTATGAATCGACCGGGACAACTTGCGGCATACAAGGGACTGTCGGTACATCCGCAACGGACATGATCGTTGATAGCGTGAGCTTTACGGCTGGCCAGTCCTTTACGATCTCGCAATTCGATCTAACTGACGGCAACGCTTAATCGGTTGTTGTCATGCTTGTAGCCCAACGCCGTCGCAGGTTGGTTAGCGCGCCAAGTGTCCCCGCATGGCTGCAAGGCAAAGCCGTCGCGGAGTGGATGCAGTTAAGTGGCACGGCGATCCAGACCTACGTCAACGGCTCGGCTGCCTATGATGATCTGCTCACGTACCACAACGCGACGATGTACACGGCGTATTCCGGCATGGCCGTGCGCCAAGCGTCGGCGGAGTTGCTGCTCGGCGCGTCAGGCGGTGGTGCCGGAGGGTGGGCAGGCACGGACATCATTGGGCTGCGGCTGCTCGATGACGTGCCGGGGTGGGTGACGCACGTCAATCCCGCCGCGCCTGAATACGTATGGCCCGCCGGAACGCCGACCGGACAGACATTCACGGTCAATACCGGGGCTTCGACGCTCACTGTTTCCGCTGTCAAGAACGGTTTCCAGAACGACGAGAGCTTCACCTTCTCGGTCAATACGCCTCCTGCGCCGCTGACAGTCGGCCCAACGTACTACGTCGTCAATGCCTCTGGCTACGCTCCAGTGACGTTCCAAGTCGCGGCGACGTTGGGCGGCGCCCCCATCACGCTGACAGATGGCGGCGACGCCAGCGCGAGAATCCTTTGGAATCGCATCTCACACGCATGGACGAAAAACGGTAAGCCGAACGCGAGGCACGCGTACAACCAGCCGCATCACATTGCGCAGACAGATGAGTTCCTGCTGCTCGGTTCGCGCAATGTTTGGGAGACAGATAGCGGAGTTTTCTCGCCATGCTACTCGTGGCAGTACGGTGGTGGAGACTGGGACGCGAAGGACACCTACCCGAACTGCTGGTCGAGCGGTGGTCCTGGTTACGATGGCTGGTGGCAATGCGAGGATGCCACCACAGGAACCGTGTACTACGGACTCGGAACGCAGATGGGCAAGCGGCTGGTGGACGGCACGGTCTCGCAGTTTGCCTACAGCCCGACGGTTTCGAATCACCGTGACAAAGCGGTTGCGATGTTCGACCCGTCGCGCGGCACGATCATCTGGCACGGCGAGGCGGCTGCAGGGTGGGAATGGTGGGAAATCACCACAGCGGGCGTGCATACCGCTCTATCGCTCACCGGCCCTGCAGCGGGCAGTATTACCAACTCCAACGGTGCGGGACTTACACGGGATGCTGTGACCGGGGCGTACTACCTGTTCCAGGACAACGGGGAAATCTACAAGATCACATGGAGTGGGTCGGATTTGTATGTGGAGGAGGTCGCTACCACCGGCGCCGCCCCGCCGTCAGGCGACACTGCCGCTACCGGCTCCACATGGACGCGTTTCCGCTACATCGACGCGCTAGGTGGTATTGCGCTGATTACTCGCGCCACGGCGAATATGTACTTCATAAGGATACATTGAAATGGGTATTACTATTACGCGAAAAGGTTACCATCAGTTAATCGACTCTACTGGTGCCATAGTCAGTCAACATACTGACGTGGATGAGGCTATAGAAAAGGCGTCTGAAAAAGCAGGTACATACACACTCTTGCCAGCGCAGAAGGAGATCAAAGTAATATTGTTTGAGCCTGATCCAAAGCCAGAGCCCGAGCCTGATCCAGAACCAATCGGATCGATTGCTTACCTTACTTCTTACCAAACGCCGACGCTCACAGATACGCATAGCGGCAAAACGGCCAAGCTCAACTACGGCAAGCACACTAAGATGGCCTACTGTCCACTGACTGGAGATATTTATCTCTGTGGCGGTGATGGGCAGGGGCAGCATTGGGGGGGTAATGATTCTGGTGCGCTAGACACCGTTGGACGTTACAACGTGCAGTCGCATACCTACGAGAGTGACTTCCTCTATCAGGGGGCGCTAGGTGAATGCACCCCCAGAGGACTCGACTTTATTGGATTCACATGGGTTCCGTCGTTCAATGAGTTCTGGCTTGGGCCTGGGTGGGGGTGGGACTACACGTCCGCAAAGTATCCGTGGCTAGACTACACTTGGTCGATCAAGAAGAACTACGCCAGTTACAACCCAATCACCAAGAAGTTTACAGATCGTGGGCCACGTCAAGGGCGTGCCTACACTGAGGGCTTTGCTGGTTCATGGGATTCGAAGCGCGGGCGCATTGTTTGGGTCGAGAACGATACGTTCCACTCGCTCGATCCCGCCACTGGCCAGATTCAAAGTGGTGGTTGGGTTGGCCTCCCATCATCGCATCGCACCGAGACTGCTGATACGCATTATGACGCTAATACCGACGAACTTATTTTCGCGCAGATTGCGACGGGTCGCGTTTATGCGTATCAGATAGAGAGTAAGAAACTGCGGTTGGTAGCCAGTGTTGGTTGCTCTTCCGATAGCGCCGCGTCCTACGCCGTCGTTTTCCCACCAGGCCACTGCTTGATTGTGTATTCGCGTGAGGACAGTAGACCAAACCCGTGGCGCTTGGTGAACCTCGTTACTGGGGAAGTAATGGCGATGGATTTGTACCCTGAGGGATGTACCTCGTTCAATACTGGGTGCTACCATCCACCAACTGGCCAGATCGTATTCACAGGCGGTAGCAACGACGAAACATCTACAGGACTTAATATGAAAAATGGGGATTCATACCACCATTATCAGTGGGTACTGTGGGGGGATAAATAATGGCTGAATACTACGTTCGTTCAGACGGCGCATCAGATTGGGCCGCATCTACCGCCAAGTCGACCGGAGACAGGGTTGTACCGACGCGCGCCTATGGCACCGCAGCCGCGAAGAAGTACGTCTACGAGTGCACGACGGCGGGCACTACGGGTGGCACAGAGCCGACGTGGGGCACTACGCCTGGTGGCACGACGAGCGATGGCGGCGCGGTTTGGACATGCCGCGAAGCGACCAGCATTGCCAACGCCAGCAAGTACCTCGACTACGTTTTCAACAACCGCGCCACGGCGGGGGATACGATTTACGTCAAGTCGACGCACTCGGAAAATCCTTCTGGCAGCTACTCGCTCACTAACACCGGCTCGACGGCTGCGAACCCGATCCGCGTAGTCAGTGCAGACTTCTCGGCAGAGCCGCCCACCGCACTAGCCACAGGGGCGCTTGTGTATTCTGGCGCGGGGCTCACGCTGGCTGACCCGATTGCGGCCTACGGCGTCGAGTTCAAAACGCCGACTGGCGCGAACAACCTGACGTTGCTCAACAGTGTCAGCGAGGCGCGCGGCCCGTTCGAGTCCTGCATCTTCAACATCGGCAGTGGCGGACAGTTCAACGTCTACGGCAATTACAGCAGCCGTGACGCGCCGCTGATCCGCTTCAAGAATACCACGGTGACATTCAACGCCACCGGCTCGACGGCGTCGTTCTACTTGGAAGCCGCTCGCCTGCTGATGGAGGGTGGAGCGATTAACTCTGGCTACAACAGCGGAGTGCTCGTCACGGGCGGCTACGGCTATGGCTACGGGCTAGCCACCCTGCGCGGGGTCGATTTGTCGGCCCTGGGTAGTACCGGAGTTGTATCACTTGGTGGCTCCGGCCCGGTCGACCTCTTCGATTGCAAAATGAAAGCCAGCTTTTCCTTTACCCGGCCCTCGACCCCCTACCATGTCGGCCACCGCGCGCATAACTGCGACGACGGCAACACCTACTACCGCCTCAAAGAAGTGCACTACGCGGGAGACATCGACTCCGAGACGACGCTGGTGCGGACTGGAGGCTACACAGAGAACGGACAGGTGCTGTCACACAAGCTTGCGACGACGGCGAATTGCAGTTTGCCCGTGCCGCTGTATGGCCCGTGGATGGCGATCAACAACGATACCACCGGAACGTCGAAGACCGTCACCTGCGAAATCTTGCACGACTCGGCGACCAACCTAACCGACAAGGAAGTGTGGCTCGAAGTGATGGGGCTCGACCAGTCGGCTAGCTGCAAGGGGTCGTGGTTCAGCGACCGGGCTGCCGCAATCTGGTTGCCAAGTGGCGCAGCGGCGGACCAGACCGACAGCAGCGAGACGTGGACAACCACAGGCATGAGCAACCCGAACACACAGAAGCTTACCGTCACGTTCACGCCGCAGAAGAAGGGGCCGATCATGGCTCGCGTGGTGGTAGCACTCGCCAGCAAGACGCTGTACGCCTGTCCTAAACTAACGGTGGCGTAATGGCCAACTTTACCCTCAGAGGCGGGCCAGTAGTATCGGATACCGGTAGCGCCGGATGGACGGCTCGTGGTAGCGCTGTGGTGCAGGAGGCGGCGGGCGGGGGCGCAGTCACAGGAACGCTTGCCAAAACGCTAGGGACATTAACCCTTGCAGGTGTTGGCAATTCCTCGCTTACTGGTGCAACCAACGCAACACTTGGTTCAATAACGCTCGCAAGTCAGGGCAATCTTGCAATATCCGGCGCACTCAATAAAACGCTTGGATCGGTAACACTTGCAGGCCAGGGGCAAGTTGCGCTAACCGGTACGTTAAATAAAACGCTTGCAAGTGTGGTGCTGTCTGGTGTTGGCGCATCTATTCCGATTGGGACTGTGAATGCGACACTAGGTGCGCTTACGTGTTCAGGCATAGGCACAGTCCCGATTATCGGCACGCTGGCAAAACAACTTGGAGCGGTAACGCTAACCGGCAGCGGGGCAATCGCCATTTCCGGGACGCTCAGTAAAACGCTGTCTGCCCTTACGCTAGCTGGTAGCGGCTCGGGGCCTGTGTCAAGCAGTGGTGCGCCATTCCTGCAAGGCATCAGAATTCTTAACGTAGATACTGCCGCAAACGTTATGGTGATGATGGTCGATGCGACTGACCATATTACGTCGCTGACAGGATTGACGCTGACGTGCGAATTGTCGAAAGACAGCGGAGTATTTATATCCATTTCCCCAACCGTAACCGAGGTTGACTATGGATGGTACAAGGTTGCATTGACGGCGAGCCATATTGATACAGAAGGGGACTTGATCCTGCATGTGACGGCGACCGGCGCTGATCCTTCTGAGGTTGTTTGCAGGGTCGGTGCAATCCATTCAGATATTCGTTATGTTCGCGGTACGATTGTTGATGGCGCTGGTACTGAAGCTGATCCTTGGGGGCCGTAATGGCTTCTGCTTGGGGATTATCGTGGAGTAGAGCATGGGGTAATGCGTGGGGTGCTATTGCAAGCGCGGTATCGACAACCGCGTCAGCGGTAGGAAGCAGTTCAAGGCACAAGAAACGCAAGCTCCTTGTAGTGGTAGAAATAGACGGCGTTGAGTTCAGAGTACCGTATGAAGAATTATTGGAATTCATACAGGCACAGAAGAAGATATTTAAGGCGAATGCGCGTAAAGTAGCCAAGAAGGCTAAAAAGAAGGGTCTTGCACCAAAGAAAGCCGATGTTCCTATCATCGTATTGAAGTCGGCTCCTATTGACTATGTGCCTCAAATAAAGGCACAAATTGACAATAACAATGAAATCATTTATACATTATGGCGGAATGCTGTGATGGCATATATGCAGGAAATAGAGGAAGAGGAAATTTTGCTGTTAATGGCGTAAAGGGAACATATGGCGAACATGACGGAAATATACCGTGGAGATGAGGCGAACAAGCTATTGGAAAACGATATTTATATCGAGTCAATGCAGAAAGTGCGCGATGGCATCGTCAAAGCCATGCAGGATGCTCCGATGGGTGATGAGAAAACGCATAATCGTCTCGTAATTGCATTGCAATTGCTGAATCAGATTGAAAAGCAGATTAAGGACATAGCAACAACTGGAAAGATGGCTAAATTGCAGTTTGAACAACAATCGACGATGCGGGAGCGTTTCCGTAACGTGTCAGGTTTTTAATCAGGAGGATATATGAGCGATCAAGCGCAAGAGCAATCGCCGGAAGCACGCCTTGAGGCGCTTCTTGGTGAAGAAGATGGAGAACAAGAACAACAAGAAACTCCCGCTACTCCTGAACATGAAGGCGCTGATGCTCCTGAAACTAAGCCATTGACTTCAGAGGATCAGGAAACAGAAGCCGAAGAAGATGAGGAAGAAGAACCGCCACGAATGCTGAAGATCAAGCATGACGGCAATGAAATCGAGAAACCGGAAACAGAAATAATCGAGCTTGCACAAAAAGGGTTCGACTACACGCAAAAGACGCAGCAGCTTGCGGAGGAACGCAAGGCAGTCGAACAATTCGCACAAGACTTGAGGCAGAATGAGGAACTGATAAAGCAACAGTATCAGACTCAATCTGCTCTTATCGAACAGATTGCCAAGGTGACGGCAATCGACCAGCAACTAGCCGCATACGGCGGATTAGACTGGCAGGCGCTCTCGAATGCCGATCCGGTAGAAGCGCAAAAGCTGTTTTTTGCTTACAACCAACTGCAAACCCAACGAGGACAGGCGGTCAATGAGGCACAGCAAAAGCAGCAGGAAATATCGTTAGTTCAAGCGCAGAAAAACGAAACCCTGAAACAGCAGGGTCTTTCTGTCCTACAACGAGACATTCCGGGTTGGAATACTGATCTTGCCAAGTCAATCGCTGAAACCGGGAAACAATACGGGTTCAATGAAACCGAGATCGGAAGTATTATCGACCCACGGCAGGTTAAAGTCCTGCATGATGCTATGCAATGGCGCAAGCTGCAAGCATCGAAACCCGCAACTGAAAAGAAAGTATCGAACGCGACGCCACAAGTCAAGGCGGGTGCGAAGGATACGAAAGCTTCGGCTAACGCCCAAAACAAGCAGGCGCGAGAAGCCCTGCGGAAAACTGGCAAGGGCGATTATGCCGCGATGTTGATCGAACGAATGCTGTAAAGGAGATTTATCATGGCTGTTGCAGTCAATACTACCTACTCTGGCAACGGGCTTGCCGAGAGCTTTAGCGATATCATTTGGGATATCAGCCCGGAAGAAACCCCGATTCTGTCCATGTGCAAGCGCATCAGCGTTTCTGGAACCTACCACGAATACCAGACTGATACGCTCGCCGCTGCGGGTGCGAACACCACGATTGAAGGTAACGATGCGGCCTTCTCTACGTTGGCAGCTACTACCGTTCTTGGTGCGCGTATGCAGATTTCCACCAAGACTGTGCAAGTGTCCGGTACTTTCGATGCGGTTAAGAAGTATGGCCGTAAATCGGAAACCGCGTACCAGATCATGAAAGCAGGGAAGGCATTGAAGCGAGACATGGATTACACCGTTTCCCGCAATCAAGCGTCGTCTGCTGGTGGCTCCGCTACCGCTCGTGCTACTGGTGGTCTGGAGTGCTGGATTTCTGGAAACCGAAATCTGGCGACAGGTAATACTACTGGCACAACCGTTGGTTTTGCTTCTGGCAACGTGACAGCGCCGACTGATGGAACGCAAGTAACTTTCATCGAAGCTGATCTTACTACTTCCCTGCAATCTGCATGGACGGATGGTGGTGATACTCGCGTTATTGTTATGTCCGCTACCAACAAGAATCGCTTTAATGCGTTTGCTGGCATTGCGACTAAATACAACGAGGTCAAAGGCACGAACCAAGCTATTGTTTCCGGCGCGGCTGACATTTATGTCAGTAACTTCGGAAACCATACTGTGAAGCTGTCTCGTCAGGTACGCGATCAGGCTGTTTTCTGTATCGACCCGGAATACATCAGTCTCGGTGTTCTGCGTCCGCTCCAGAAGGTTGATCTGGCCAAGACTGGCGATTCGACGAAACATCAGATGCTTGTGGAATACGGGTTGATTGTGAATAACCCGGATGCCCATGCCAAGCTGATGAGCGTCGGAGTGTAATAAGGCTAGGAGGGGCTTCGGCCCCTCCTGTCTCATTGGAGGGAAGATGCCGCTTTTCTTTGACTACAATCCAGACACAGGTATTACGCAGTATTTTGATTATGATCCTGTGAATGACGAGATCACCCTGACTTCCGAGCAGGATTGCACATCATTGATTGACCAAATGACGCGGCTCAGAAATGACGATGATTATTCAAGGAATGGGATGAAACAGGAATGGTGGCACTACGCTACAATTCCTGCTATCGTGGAAATAGACCTTCGCAAGAAGGGGCTGAATATTTACGATAAGAATGCCACCAAGGCTATCTTGAAGGAAATCAATCAAAACTATCCAGCACTAAAGGCGACCACAAAAACCCATGCCTAACATTGAACTGCAGGACAAACCTAATGTCTTGCTTGCTGTGCATGACCTGCTACAAAAGCAGGAATTCGATGATGCTCTCCCATTACTTGAAAAGCTTCTAGCTGACGACCCCAATTGCGCCGCGTCCCTTAATTTCCTAGGGTATATCTACCTTACTTCAGGCAGGGAGCAAATCGGGTATCAATTCTTTCGTCGGGCATTGCAGGAGCAGCCTAACAATAAGTCTATCTGGTCTAACTTCGGCATGGCGGCTTATGAGCTTAACCGCGACCAAGAAGCGTTGAATAGTTTCGTCAAGTCTGCATCTATAGATCATGACTACTCGCAAGCGTATTCAAATGCCGCCGCTGTGCTGGTTAGACAATCGCGGTGGGAAGAAGCGAAGAAGTCTGCTGAAATGGCGCTGGAATGCGATCCGAATGACAAGAACGCTGCAATGAATCTGGCGCACTGTTATCTTGCTGTAGGCGATTACGATAACGGGTGGAAGTATTGGGGCATGTCTCTTGGTAGCAAGTTCCGTAAGGAATGGTCGTATGGGGAAGAACCACGTTGGGATGGTAGCAAAGGCAAGAGCATTGTAGTCTATGGAGAACAGGGGTTAGGCGACGAAATCATGTTTGCCTCATGCTTACCTGATGCCATAGCAGACTGTGAGCGAGTATATATCGACTGTGACAAGCGGTTAGAGGGATTGTTTAAACGCAGTTTTCCGCAAGCCGAGGTTCATGGGACAAGGCTAGTGGAGCATCCTGACTGGCTTGAAACGGCCTATATTGAAGCTAGGGCGTCTGCTGGATCGCTTCCTGAGTTCTATAGGCGTAAAGACTCAGACTTTTCAAGGAAGCCATATTTGGTTGCCGATCCTGAACGATGCAGGATGTGGAGGGCATTGTTTGACTCGTATGGAAAGCCGGTTATCGGTATTACTACTCACGGTGGAGGCAAACTGACGAACCAGGATGGGCGAAAGATAGAAATAGAGAACTGGCAAATCTTATTCGACAAGGTGGATGCGGTATGGGTTTCCCTTGACTACAAAGGAAATCCAGATGGAATTAAGGCTTTCGATTGGGCCACAAAGACACAGGATCAGGACGACTTGGCTGCACTTATTGCTGAATTGGATGGGGTGATAGGGGTCAATACAGCAGCTTTGCATCTTGCTGGAGCTTTGGGTACGCCAACGATTACGCTTGTCAGTAAGCATCACCAGTGGCGATATGCCAGAATGCCTTACTTGTGGAGCGGTAATTCAGAGTTATGGCATCAAGGCGAAAAGTCTTGGTTTGATACGATTGATCGGCTTGTCCATAGCAAAACACTGGAAAGGTTTATGGATGGGATTCGGTGATTGGGTGATGGCAACCGCTGACGCAAAGCGGTTGCACAAAGAGACTGGCAAGCGGGTAGCCTTCGGGGACGGCATTACGCCATATTGGGAACCGCAGGTTTTCATGTATAACCCGAAAATCAGCAAAGACGGCAAGGATGCGGTATGGTGCGAGAATTACCCTAGATCAAGGCCGTACATCAAAGAAGTCACAAAAGACAGAGTAGTGTTTAACGACGATTTCCGGGCCTCTGCGGGGGAAATTTTCCTGTCCCCTGCGGAGGTATCGGAATCCATCAAAAAAGCCCCAAAAGAGCCGTATATCGTGGTTGAGCCGCATGTAAAGCAAAGGTTTGGTCACGCGGTCAATAAGTCATGGCCGTATTGGGATGAATTGATTGCCATAGGCGACTTGCCGTGGTTACAGCTAGGGACTGGCGAATCCCTGACAAGAAAGCTGAGAACTGATACATTCAGGGAAGCAATGGGCGTATTGCGGGGGGCTGCTTTGTTTGTCGGGACTGATGGCGGACTACACCACGCTGCTGCTGCGCTAGGTATCCCCGCAGTAGTAATCTGGACTGGATTTACCAGTCCAAAGCACCTTGGTTATGATACTCACGTCAATTTGTACGCTGGTGGCGAACCATGCGGGACGTTACATCATGCCTGCTCGCATTGCAGGGAAAACGCAGAATCAATCTCTCCGGAAGAAGTACTTTCCAGCGTTGAAAGGATATATGAAGAACGTGCATGGAATATGGTTGCCTGACCATGAGAAACATCTTCTGACATATGCCACGAAAAGGGGATGGACATATCAGAAACACAAGCTGACTGCGGCAGTAAAGATGTGCAAGAAGCGGAAACTGGCGATAGACATAGGGGGGCATTGCGGCCTGTGGTCAATGCACCTTGTCAAATTGTTCGATCAAGTAGTAGCGTTTGAGCCAGTCAAAGACCATCGAGACTGCTACGTAAAGAATGTTTCCGGCAACTATGTACTGCATCCTTACGGGTTAGGGGATAGGGAACGCAAGGCCAGGATTCATACTACGCAAGGGTCTAGCGGGGATTCATATGTAGAAGATGGGGATAGTGTGGAGGTCAAGACACTAGATTCCTTCGTCCTTGAACCTAGCTTCATCAAGATTGATACCGAAGGATTCGAGTATTACATTTGTCTTGGTGGGGAAAAGACGATCAGGGAAAACAAGCCGGTCATGGTGGTAGAACAAAAACCGGACAAGGGCGGGACATTTGGGCTTGGCGATACGGATGCTGTTTCATTGCTGGAGACGTGGGGTTACAAGGTAATTGAGCAATTGAGCGGCGATTACATTCTGAAATGTGATTAGCCGTGTTCCAATGTCTGTTAACTGGCGTCGAACGCAGGGATCGGGTTATTCGTTCTCTTGCAGGGCAGTGCGGCGGTAAACTTGTAAAAGAATGGGATGGGCAATCCATCCCTGTGCTAGTCGGCAATAATGATGGAATGGATAAGGTTCAGGTAGAGTGTAATCGTATAAATCTGCCTTATCTATACATAGATCACGCTTATTTCAATAGAAGTCCGGCACTTGGGCGATTCAGATTGTGCGTGTCAAATTACCACTGCAACGACTGGCGTGATTCTGATAGGGTTCCAAAGGTCAAAATAAAGGATTGGCGGGTGGGGTATGGGGAAAATGTAATTGTTGTCCATCCTGCCGAGAAGGTAAGGGATGTGTATCCGCTAGATAAGTGGGTTAATGAAACAATGACGACTTTGAAGGCGCACACAGATAGAAAAATCATCCTGAAACGTAAGGGGGAAGGTGATTTCTCGGAAGTTTTGCGTAATGCTTGGGCTGTGGTATGCTACGGTTCAGTAGCGGATGTTGATGCTGTGCGTATGGGTATTCCGGCGTTTTGTGGAGAACACAGCCCGGTTTGGCCAGTAGCACAGCACGATATAACGCTGATCGAAACACCAATTGCGGTGGATAGAGCGAAGTGGCTTCGATCCTTGGCGGCGTCTGAATGGGCGCTGGACGAAATTAGTCAAGCCTGGGAACGAGTCAAATGGCTATTACCACATACAGCGAGCTTCAAACCTCAGTAGCAAACTGGCTTCATCGCAGCGACCTAACATCAATCATTCCTGATTTGATAATGCTTGCGGAAGAGCGCATCTTCCGAACCGTTCGCGCCAGCGAAATGGAAACAGCATTGTCGGAGACAATCGCGGCAGGCGTTGTTGCAGTACCTTCAGGGTACATTGCAATGAAGTCCGTTTATCTTGATGGCACGCCGACGACAAAACTAAAGCGTGCGACAGTAGCGCAAATCTACGAAAACTATCCCACTCGAAGCTCAGACAGCAAACCGAAGTACATCGCCAGAGAAGGCAGTAACTTTATCTTCGGCCCATACCCTGATTCAGCTTACACGGTTAAAGGCATTTACTACGCAAGACTGACATCAATTGCCACCAGTGCGAACGCGCTTTTCACAGCAAATCCAGACTTGTATTTGATGGCCTCACTTTGCGAGGCGGCTCCCTATATGAAGGACGATAAACGTATCCAGATATGGGAAGGGAAATTTGCTCAGATCAAGGCGGACATTGAATCCGAGAATGACGAGGAAGAACGCAGCGGTGGTGGTATGAGCGTAAGGGTTGCTTGATGGCTGATTTCGTTCAATTCCAAGGGTATGCCCCTGATCTCCCTCCGGAGACTAAAGGCATATTCACTGATTGCAGCAACATCATTCCGCAACCAGATGGTTTTGAGGGGGCATTGTCTCCGCAAGACCCCGGAGCAGATGCGTTAGCGGCTGCGGCACGCGGGTTTTCGATAGTAAAGAAACTGGATAATACAAACCGAATCTTTGCCGCTACACAAACCAAGATATACGAACTATCAGGAACGACGTGGACTGACAGGACGCAAGCAGGTAACTATGACCTGACATCTGATGTTGCAGAAAGAGCGAGGTTTGCACAGTTCGGAAATGTCACGATTGCCGCTGTTGGAGTCAATAACTACATTCAAACTTCCACTTCAGGAGCTTTTGTAAATGCGGTTACTGGGGCGCCGAAAGCAAAGATTATAGAGACTGCAAACAACTTTGTGCTTGCATTCAATTTTGTCGATGACACCAATGGTCTAGGTACGAAAGAACATGGGTGGTGGTGCAGTGCAATCGGGGATGAAACTGATTGGACGCCAGATGTTGCTACTCAATGTGTTTCAGGGGACTTTCCGCAAACACCCGGCCCAATCGTGGCCGCAAGACGACTTGGCTCAATCGTTGTTGCCTACAAGGAAACATCGGCTTTTATTGGTCAATATGTTGGCGTGCCGTCTGTTTGGGATTGGAAGCAACTACCGGGTGAAATTGGAACCTTCTGTCAGGAATCAGTAGTCAATATCGGGACAGCACATTACTTTATTTCTAAAGATGATTTCCAGATGTTTGACGGCTCTAGGGTTGTCTCTATTGGTTCGCCTGTACGCAAAACATTCTTTTCCGACTTGTCTCAACAATATAAGGCGCGTGTATCTGCTGCGCATGACAAAAAGAATGGCCTGATTTATTGGTTTTACCCAAGCAATTCCGGTGCTGGTGTTGTAGATAAATGCATCGTTTATAACTACAAAGTGGATAAATGGGGCAGGGCAGACCAATCAATCGAGATTGCGGCAGAGTACGTTGAAAGCGGAGTTACTTACGACGGCTTCGGGACGACATATTCGACATGGGATGCAATCCCGACAACTATTGCGTATAACTCCGCATTCTGGTCTGCAAGCGAACCGTCAATTGGGTATTTCAATACGTCGCATGACATTCGTGCATTTTCAGGCGCGTCTGAATCTTCAAGCATTACGACCGGCCATTATGGGGATGTTAGCCAATTTTCCACTGTGCAACGGATTATGCCTAGGTTCATCATAACGCCTACGTACTCAACCTTAACCTATTCGCACAGTAATACAAATGCTGACGCAATGACGCAAAACCTTAGTTCTACTCTAACTGATAATGTTTATGATTTGCTGTGGTCAGCAAGATGGCACAAATTCAAATTTGACTTTAGCGGAAACGTGAAAATTGCAGGGATCGCCGGTAACTATACTGTGGATGGTGACGAATGAATATCCTAAGCACAGACCCGCGCATGCCGATGGTATCGCCAGATGATAATTATCCGGTGCGGTTGAATACCCGTCTTTATGAGCTTCACAGAGAGATTGCCAATCTTTTGAACGCTTCATGTACTGGCCGCGTTGCAGGAGTGCCGAATGCGACAACCGCTGCGCCAACTACCGGGAGCTATTTCCAAGGGGATTTTGTGAAGAACTCAACACCATCGGAAGCGGGGGCAGGTGGGTCGAAGTACGTTATTACCGGATGGATTTGTGTTACGAGTGGAACGCCTGGGACATGGAAGGAATGCAGATGCCTGACGGGCAATTAACGCTCCAGATTATCCAGCCGCAGTTTGTGGACTTTGCTTGGCGTGATGGGGCATCAAAACTAGCAGAAGCGTGCAAGCTTGTTGATGAGATTACGGGCGATCAGTTGAAGATGATCTTGGCAAGAGGCGAACGGAATTTAGTCATGATGAAGCGTGGAGAGGAAATTGTCGGATGGGGCGTGTTCAGAATTGACCAATTGCCAAACATCCGAGTATTGTATATAACTGATTTGTATGCGCCCAAAACGCAATTTTATGAGTTTTTCGACAAGCTGAAGGAAATGGCAAAAACTCTAGGTTGTTTAAGGGTTAGATGTGCGGCGCAACCGGCTCATGCTGAGTTGTATCGTGTGAAATGCGGGTTCAAGCCTGTTTATCAGGTTTTGGAAGTGGAGACTTAAAAATGTATAGCAGACGACAACTTGAACAGCTAGGCGAACCGTTAGGCGATAGTGTGACCAGAAAGCAAGGTGGCCGCATTATCTATGGTGGTGGCGGTGGCAGTAGTGGCGGTGGTGGTGGATCATCTACAACCGTACAGGAAATCCCTGCTGAATTGAAGCCTCTTGCAACGGCATACACTGCGAAAGCAATCAATCTAGGCGATCAACCGTTTCAATCATACGACCAGCAACGATATGAAGGATTGAATGCGCCGCAAGTGCTTGGCGTCAATTCGACTGTCAATCGGGCTTTGAGCGGTGATTCGACTATTGATGCTGGACGTAATTTCATTGAAGGCCAGTTGTCAGGGCAAACAAACCCGTACCTAGAGGGTGTTATCAATCAATCTTTGGGAGACGTGCAAGGGCGCGTCATGTCCCAATTCGGCGGAAGCAATTACGGGACTACTGCAAACCAGCAAATGCTTTCGCGTGAGCTTGGTAACGTAGAAAACTCAATGCGCATGGGTGCCTACGAAAACCAGATGAACCGAGGCATGCAAGCCGCACCATTGGCATTGCAATACGGCCAGCAAGGATATACCGATTCAGCCCAATTGCTCAAAGCTGGACAGTTGTTGCAAGATCAAGCGCAGCGCGAGAAAGATTTCTCATACGAGGAATTCATGCGACAACAGAATTTGCCTTATCAGCAATTGGCGGCAATGAGCGGTGTTTTCGGTAGCAACCTTGGTGGGACTTCAAAGACTGAAACTACCAATTCCAGTAGCGGCGGCGGAAAGTAAAGGAGATATATCATGTTCGGATTCGACCCTATTACGATGGCTTTGATTGGTGGCGCTTTAGGTGGGCTTACCAATAAACGCGATCCTCTTACTGGCGCGTTGCTTGGTGCAGGCATGGGTGGCGTTGGTGGCCTTCTTGGTGGTGCTGGTGCAGGTGCAGGTGCGGCGGCGGCTGCTCCTGCTGGTGGCGTGGCTGGTGGAACTGGACTTACTCTTGGCGCTGCTGCACCCGGACTGCAAGCGGCTGGAGCAACCGGCCTTGCTGCTCCAGTAGGCGCATTGGCTCAAGCACCCGGACAAGCCATTGCCCAAAAATCAATGTTCGACACCGTTACAGGAATGATGAAGCCGATTGGCGATGCGTACTCTATCGCGCAGAAAACTAACGGACTGCTAGGGAGTGATGACCGTCCGCCTGTTGTCCAGCCGTCGCCATTCTCTCCCGGCTCTGGTGGTGGCCCACAAGGGCTAACGCAGCTAGTCGGACAACAGCAACAAACCGCAAGTGACAGAATGCGGCGCGATCTTGAGGACAGATTGCGTAGGCAGGAAATGATTGCTCGAATCGGAGGCGGAAATGGGCTTATTGGATGATACTAGTCAATTCCTAGCTACCCCTGTAGGAATGGGGTTGCTATCTGCTGCATTTGGCGGAGCTATGGGCGCCCGTCGAGGCACGCCTTGGAATAACATTGGCCGGGCTGGTATCGCCGGTCTTACTGGGTATTCACAGGCTCAATCACAATTAGACAAAACGGCGCAAGAAACGCAGGAACGGCAATTGCGTGAAATGCAACTAAAGAAATTGAAGGAAGATTTAGACCATGAAGGTCGTGCTGCCGAGATTGAAGCACTGTCTGGACTGAATGATCCAACGGCAATAAGTAGGGCATTGATGCGCAGCAAGTACAACGAACTCAGGAAATCCGGTACTGAGCTTATGGGTAAGCAATTGCTTAATACGCAGGAACAGACTGCTTACGATGCTGCTATGAGGAAGGCAATGAATATTGCGCCTGCCTCTACGCTGTCTGGAATGGAGCCTGTTCAAAATGGCGTACCAGATCAGCAAGGAATGGCTGGTAATGTGAATCAATTGATTCAGCAAACGATGGCTGATCCGCAGATTCCGTCTGCTGACAAGATGGCTATCGTCGCTCAGATCAAGCAGCAAGCTCAAGCGGGTGGCAAGGCTGAACTGAATCCTTACGCACTAATCGGCTCTGGTAGCCAACGTGCTGCGGAACTTGGCAAGGCTATTCAGGCGCAGCAATTCAGACATGATGAGGCGAGGCTGAAGGCAATGGAAATCGCCGCAAAGGGGGATGGCAGCGAAAAAGTTCCAGTGACATATAAAGACCCTATTACTGGGAAATACATTATTGGGAGATTGACTGATGCCGTTGGCAAGGAGGCGCCATTATACGATCCAACAATACAAGCTAGAGTCGCCGCTGGTAAAGAAACAGGCAAAGGCGCTGGAGAATACAACACGAAGCAGTACGAACAAGCTGCTTCGGCCCATGCGATGCTCGGCAAACTTAATCAAGTAGAAAAGGAAATTACAAATAGCGAGTTTAAACCTGGAATCTTCTCGGATTTCAGGCTTGCATTGAATAAAGCACAAGCGATGCTCGGAGGGCCAGAAGGATCGAAGAAAGCAGAAGATGCTGAAGTTATGAATGCCTTGATGGGGCAGGATGTGTTCTCACTTCTTGGTGCTATGGGGTTAGGATCAAAACAGATGGATACTCCTGCTGAACGAGAATTCATGCGGCAAGTTCTAGCAGGTACGATAACGATGGAACGCGGCGCATTGCAGCGTTTGGCGGGGATCAGGAAGCAAGATGCGCAATCTGCTATTGATAGATTTAATACTCGCGTAGATTCAGGGGAGCTTGATGATTTCTTCACAAATTCAGGGTACACGAAGAAAAAATTCGAATATCAGAAAGAGAATGCTACTTCGGCAGATGTGAAGCCAGAGGGAAAGAAAGCAATGCAAAGCAAGCCGCCAGCACAGCAGCACAAAGGCCGAGTTATCAGAGATACCGAAACTGGTAAATTACTCAGATCAAACGGGATGACTTGGGTAGAGGAACGGTAATCATGGCATACGAATTCGTTGATGAGAAACCTACCACTTCTGGTGGACGGTACAAATTAGTCGATGATATGTCAAAGCGGGAACAACAAGCCGATAGATATTCATCCGCTATCCTGAAAGGAGTAGCCGGACTAGGTGGGTTGCCGGGCGATGCGTTGCGCTTGCTTGAAGCAGGGATAACGACTAGTGGCGACTATTTAGGTTTAACGCCAAAACGCAGCTTCAAAGGTGTAACGGCTGGCAAAGAGGACATCATAAAGGCCATTGAAAAGGCCACAGGAACTCCACTATACAAGCCAGAGACTACCGGACAGAGGTATTTTGAGAAGGCCGTGGAAGGAGCAGTTAGTATGCCTTCGCGTGCAGGAACCGCTGTTATGGGGGCTGCTTCCGGGCTTTTGGGAGAGGCTGGTGGCGATATAGCAGGGACTACAGGGGCTGTAGTTGGTGCGTTAACCCCATTCGTTGTTCCTTGGGCTGCTGGGAAAACAATTGGATTAGGAACTGATTTTGCGAAAGGCCGAATCGCAGACGTTCGCGCCGCCAAGGTGCTGCGTGATGCAGCAGGGGCAAAACGTGCTGCTATTGAAGCTGAAATGCTTGGTAAGGCTAATGATCTGACTGCGGCGCAGGCTGCGGTTGGTGCTGGTAGCACTCGATGGAGTGCTTTGGGGGATAGGGCGGCAAAAAATATGTCTGAGTATTTCAATGATCTAGCTAATAGGCAGGCTGCTGATAGGGGATTAGCACTTGGGGGCGTAAAGCCTGATTTGGTTGCCTCTGAAAATGCCAGAAGCACTGCGACAAAACCTTTATACGACGCAGCAAGGAAAGGGCTTGCGCCGGTAGATACTACTAAAGTACTAGCAAATCTTGACAATACACTCATCCGCAATTCAGGGAATCCAGAACTTGTAACTGCTCTAAAAAGCATTCGCAGCGGATTGGTTGATGATTCAGGCGATGTAATTACGAATGCAGAGAGGGTAATGTCAGTTATTGATGGTGTGAAAGCAAAGCTTGCCAGCAAAGACAATAAATTCATTCTTGAAAAACTGATTGATACGCGAGAAGGTTTGAAAAGTGCTGTACCTGGTGTTTCGGCTGCTGATGCTGAATTTCGTCGATTGTCTCAGCCAGTCAATCAGGCAAAAGTTATTCAGGCGATGGAAGATGTGCTTACGAATTACAAAGGCGGTGAGCGTGTACAGCCATTCCTAAACGTACTTGGACGTGGCGAACAAGCTCTACTAAAACGATCTACGGGCTTTCCTCGTTACGAATCTGGTGATTTAGGGAAAGTGCTTAATCCGCAACAAATGAATGCGGTTTCAAAAGTTGAGTCAGAGCTTATGCGAGATGCTCGCCTTTCCGATCTCGCCACGGCAGGGCAAACAGACATAGCCAATGTGCTGCGCCAAGACGCATCAAAATTCAGGTTTCCTAACCTGTTGAACAGATATGCTGCTATGGGTAACAAGGCTTTGGACGTTGCCGAAGAAACCCTCAATGCAAAGACAATGGCAAAAGTGTATGAGGCAATGAAAAGCCCTAACAATGCACTAAAACTTATTAACGAACTTCCGACTAGCGAGCGGAGTAAGGCGCTAAAACTTATGGTTGAGTGGGGCGAAATGCCAAAATCAACACGTCTAGGCCAAGAAGTCACTCATGGATTGCTGAATATAGAGTAAAGGAGAAAGAAATGGCAGTTCCAACGACGATAGTTGATCTTAGCACGACAGCAAGCAGCAACTCGCCTTCCGGTTCCGATAGCATCGGCACAACCCTAGACGACTTCCTGCGTGCGATTCAAGCCATCCTGAAGCAGCAATTCTCTACAGGAACATCCCTTACGTCTGCAACAACCATTACTCCGCAAGCAGATGGCAATTACATTACTGTTAGCGGGACAACGACGATAACCACGATTGCGTCGACTTATAGCTGGAATGGGCGTGTAGTTGTTCTGAAATTCTCTGGTGTATTGATATTAACTCATTCGTCTAATTTGATACTTCCATCAGCCACAAACTATACGACAACGGCAAACGACGTTTTCGCGTTTGTGCAAGAATCGAGCGGAACGTGGCGCTGCATATTATGGCCTACGTCTCCAGCCCTTTTAGGGCTTGTCATTGGTACGAATGTCCAAGCCTACGACGCCGAACTTGCCGCCATTGCTGGCCTGACTTCAGCCGCAAACAAGGTGCCGATGTTTAGCGGTTCAGGCACGGCGACACTATTGGATTTCAAAGACGAAGACAACATGGCGTCTGACTCTGCAACCGCAGTTCCGAGTCAGCAAAGCGTGAAAGCGTATGTGGATGCGAGTGTAAGCGAGGTTATTCAAGTCGTTGAAGGTACGCCATATACGACGTACAGCAGCACGGCAACGACAATACCGAACGATGATACGATCCCGCAAAATACTGAGGGGGCAGAGCTTATAACTGTTGCAATTACTCCTACCAATGCGTCAAATCGGTTGCGCATAGAGGCGAATATTCCGGTTCTCTCTCCATCTGGTGGATTGTATGCAACAGCCGCGATTTTCCAAGATACTACAGCGGATGCCTTGGCGGCATCGCTTGTTTACTGTACTGGTAGTGATAACTCAGAGCCGATGATACTTTTTCATGAAATGGCCGCAGGAACGACAAGTGCGACTACATTCAAGCTTCGAGTCGGCCCGACGAGCGGAACCTTGTATTTCAATGGCACATCTGCCGGTAGAAGGTTCGGTGGAGTCAGCGCAGTCCGCATTCGTGTTACGGAGATAAAAGTATGAAACTAGGCGAACGTATATGGGAAGAATTGGGCATCTTGGCGCAGCATGTTGAACTGCTCGATCATGATGAAGGCATTGCGAAAGTAAGGGCTGGAACTTCTAAGGCGCATACTGACGCAATCAACGCTGTAATTGCTGCGCATGACGCAAAGAAGGTAAGTGCTGAAAAAGCCGATCTTGCGGAACAGCAAAAATTGCGAACAGACTCCAAAGAATTGGCTATCTTCAAGGCGCTTGAGAAAGCAACGCTGGCTGAAATCGACGCATGGGTGGATGCCAATTTCAGCGGCATGACGGCGCAGCAACGAGCGTTTCTGAAGATGTTGGCCGCAGGTGTTGCTTCATACTTACGGGAGAAATAACCATGCCTTTAGACCAATTCACCGACGAGCAGCGACAAATCATCATCCGCGAGATTGCTAGGCACCGAAAGGAAGCCGAGGCTATCGGTTACGCCAAGGGCAAAGGCGATGGGCAGGCCATCAGCGTTGCGGACTGGATTCGCGGCATCCTCAAAAGCTGGACGATGTGGGTAGGCACGGCTGGCGTGATGGCTGGCCTGTCCGCCGAGGTCTGGCCGGTCGCTGCGGACATCCTTAAGGACTACGTTGATCCGCGCACCCTGGCGCTGGCATCGGCCATCTTCATGGCGCTGCGCGTCAAGACCAAAGAGTCGTTGGCGGCGAAATGAACGCAGTCCTAGCCTTCCTCTGCGGTGTCGCTGTGACGATCATGGTCTGGCTCTCGCTACCTATGCCGGAAGCATCCGTCGTCTATGTGCCGAAAATCGTCAATCGGGTGATTCAGGAGGAAGTGCTTGTCGAGAAGGACTGTCCAGCACTAGAGATTGTGCCGGTAAAGCAGTGCATTGAACCGGCCTACGTACTTGGCCTGATGAAAGACTGCCGCGCTGGCAAGCTTGACCAATCCGATCCTGACATCACGGTGCGGCAATGAAAGTCCGATTCATCACGAATGAGCATAAGCACGACTCGCTTGAACCGAATCTGTGGATGATCCGTGAGCCGTTCGTGGGGGAAGTGACTTGCGACGAGTGGCCAGACCCCATCCTGATCGTAGTGCCTGGCGGGTACAAGACTGACTTCGAAAGCGTGCCGGGGATACTGGTACTGGCCTATATGCTTATCAAGGGCAAAGCGCGTCGTGCCGCAACGCTACATGACTACCTCTGCGACTACATAAATAACGCGCTGCCAGTCGAGCAGCAAACGAACCTGATCCCGTTCATGCCTACTCGGCAATGGGTCGATAAGGTGTTTTACGCAGCAATGGTGGCAGAGGGAACTTCGGCAATAGCTCGGGAGCTTGCCTATGCTGGAGTTACGGCTTATACGGCGATAAGAGGCAAATAATGGAAGACAGGCGCGCACACGAACGCATCGACGGTATGGAAAAAACGTTGACTAATCATTTTGAGGAGCATCGGAAATTTGAAAAAGCCCTCGAAGACAATACCGACTTGACACGCGCAATTGCGGACAACACCAGCGAACTTGTTACTTTGGTAAGGGGCGCAAAAGTTGGTCGCAAATTCATTGTGTGGGTTACGCCTATTGTCGCCGCACTAATGGCGTTATGGGCATGGTTATCGGGTTCTCCGAAGTGATCTCCTACGACCAGCTAGTCCGCATCATGCCATATGCAAAGCAACGGGCGGACAAGTTCATTGATCCGCTTAATGAGGCAATGAAGGTATTTGATATATCAGAGACCGGGCTGCGGGAAGCGGCTTTCCTTGCTCAGATCGCCCATGAGAGCGGGGAACTGAGGTACCTTGAGGAATTGGCATCAGGGGAAGCCTATGATATCGGGAAGTTAGCCGTAAAATTGGGGAACACGCCTTACAATGATGATGATGGAGAAAAGTACAAGGGTAGGGGCCTCATACAGCTTACAGGACGGGCTAACTATGAAGCCTGTGGGGAAGCCATTGGCCTAGACCTAATAGCCTATCCTGAACTGCTAGAGGATCCGTTAAATGCTTGCCGTAGCGCTGCTTGGTTCTGGCAGACGCATGGCTTGAACGAGCTTGCGGACAAGCACGACTTCTTGAGGATTACGAAACGGATCAATGGTGGAACTAATGGATGGCATGAGCGTTGGAAATACTACCAGCGGGCTTTGCAGGTAATTGGAGAATAGTGTCCGATAAAACTTTAGTCGCCTAATTGACTTCTATTTCACGTTAGTCATCGCGTCCATCATTTGCCGCAAACTCGCATTCAGCACCGCTTGCAACTTCTCTCGCTCAACTGCCGTCAGGTACGTCGTCTTGCTGTAGTCGGTTGCGTCGTCTAGCTCCTCTTTCAGCCGCGCAATCTCTGCAACGCACTCTTGCAGATACCTAGCTTCCACATACGGAACGCCGCCAATCATTTCAGCCTTTACCGCCACAAACGGCTCCCACGGTTTTCTTTCCATCTGTTCCTCCATGCCTAACATTTGCGTCAACGCGGACGCTCCGCCTTCGGCTCCGCGCCGGTTACGCCAGCGTTAAACACCACCATCACATCCTCAGCACAAGTAGCAAATATCCCCACTCCACCAGCATCGCGCACCATCTGCAAGAATGCAGCCTGCTCATGTTCGCGCTGATCCGTGGGCTTAGTCCATGAACGCCGCTTACATTCGCATGCGAACGGTCTTCCATCGCGCAGGATTCCCCAAAAATCGCTGATCCGCATCTGCACAGGCGACCTGATAATCCTGTTAAACGTCACCGGCATTTCCTTCCCGTCGCGCCCTAGCATATATG